ATCTGCTTTTGCTTGTTTAAGAAGTTCTTTTTGTGTAGTAACTAAATGTTCTTGTATTTTATATTGTGCTTCTTCTGCATCTTCATTCGATGTTACAATATCATTTAAAGCATCTAACAATTCTTGTTGTTTTTTCTCTTCTTCTGTCATTTCAGTATAAATACGTTTTTCAATCTTCTTCTTTTCTTCTTTTGCTTCTTGAGTTCTTTTTTCTTCTTTAACTGCTTCTTGTTTGATACTTTTGGTTGTTTCAACAGCAGCTTCTTTGATAATTTTTTGTGATTCTGTATTTTCTTTTGCTGATTCTGAAATTATTTTCTTTGTTTTTTGTGTTTCATCTAAAGTTTTTTCAGAAGTTTTTTGAATTTGTATAGAAGACTCTAGTAAAGATTCCTGTATTTTTCCATTTTCCTTACTTTCTATGTTGTTGTCTATTTGTGCAGTATCCATTAAGAATCAGCTTCCTGTTTTAGTCGTTTAATTACTAATGCGTAATATAAATCAAAATCTGTTAAATTCATTTTATTAATTTCGTCAACATTGAAATTATTTTTACGCATTAAAAATAATTCACGTTCAAGAATAAAAATCAAGAGTTGTGTGTTCTCTTGGTTTAAATAATAAAAAAACTATCATTTGTTAACACACCCTCCAGTTTATTTAAACAAAGTGGATTTGTGCATTTTATTTCTCCCATCATATTTGTAGATGCTTCTAAATCAAATTCATCTAATATTAAAGACAGAATTGATTTGGCACCATTGAACGTTATTTTAGGCGGTAAGGAGTTGTATAGTTTCAATTTGTCGACGAATCCGGCCCTGCTGAAGCCATCTATATCCGAACCATTATATTTTACCGTCTTTATGTACAGACAGGGCTTAGTGAACGCTCTAAGCTCAGTAATATCATCATCATTATAATCCATAGATATTCTCATCTGTTCAACATATTCTTCTAATTCAATTAAGTTTCTGTAGCTAGGATCAGCAATAGCTAATTCATATTTATTTCCATTAACATCGAAAGCAAAATCAAATTCTAAATGATTATATTTTGAACAACGTTCAATTATTTTTTCTAAATCTATTTTATAATCAAAGGAAGTATTGCATTCACCACAAGTGAATTTGATTTCCAGAGGCTCAGATATGTTGTTCAATCTTACTCCAGCAAAGAAGGCTATTATATCAATTTCAGTTAACTCAGAAGATGTAATATCGTCATCATCATGTTTAAGTTCATCAAATAAACTTAATTTTAGCATTTCATATTTTAAACTGAACGATTTAACACCAACAGAAAATTTTGAAATTGTTTTTTGTTGTCCAGTTGTTATTGGTTTAAATTTAATATCTTTTCCTATTGACGGGATAAAAATTTCATACAGGTGTGATCCATTTGATTCTTCTAACAATTGAAGTGCGTTTTCTAAATTCATCTACTTAATCCTTTTTTACTTTTATTAACTATTTTAGCAGCATCTAAAACATTACTTATAGCGGCGTCTACTGTTTTATTTTTGGCTCTTTTTAATATCTTAATGTTATTTATATCAAGAGGTTTCTTAACAACCTTGTTTATATCTTTTGCTATACTTAAACTTTCATTAATTATTTTCCCAAAATCAACTTTCTTAGATATTGTATTGTTTGAGATTTTAATATCTGAAATTGTTGGTATAGTAATAGATGTTTTAGTTTGTTTATTTTTGATTATTTCTTTTTGTTGTTTCAAACGTTCATTTTCTTTTCTTTTCATTTCTTTCATATCTTGAACTTTTGTTGAATCGATGACACTATCTTTTAAACCATCTGAATAATCATTATTGCCACTGTTAGTAACATATATCACTTTTGTTTTATCAAATGCAAATGTGATTGGTCGCGATGTAGTTGTTGCTGCTTCTTGTCCTAAAGTAGGTAAAGTAATTTGGATAGGATAAACACCGTAGAACTCATAAGCCAAAATAACCTTTTCAGGATTTACGACAGATAGAATATCTACACGCACTTTTGCCTTAGGGAAAGGATATGTGTTTGATTCTCTTATATTTACAACTTTTTCTAACCACGGCACAAAAACTGTTTCTATTATCGGCAATTCTGTTTCTAAAAAGTCGATAGAAAATGAATTTGATTCAGGGATAATGAGACTATCACCAGGGACTTTATAAGTCCCTCGTGGATTTTTTATTACTGCTGCACCATCTTCGTCTAAAGCAAGATTAGGTAAATCAAAATTTTGGATATATAAACCTAAATTATCAGGAAAGAAATTCTCTCCTCCACCGCTAAAGGTGACAAAGAAATGTTGTCGTGTGACAACTTGCCCAGCATCTGTAGATATAAGTTGTTTAAAGTCTCTTAAGAACAACATTTAGACTCCTTTATGCTAAAGGGTCACCATCTGCTTCATTGTACCAATATTGGAATGCTAATGCAATGTCCATCGCAACAACATCTGCCGCAGATTGGTCTAGACCTAATTCACCCATTGAAGAAGGAAAAACTCCTGCTAAGATGTATGTGTCTGTGATTGTCTGCAAATCATTATCTAATAAATCGATACGAACGTTGTAAGATGTTATTTTTTTATTTCCGCCACCGTTTTTAGATAAATCAGAAAATTCATTCATCCATTTTAACAATGCTTTCTTGATAACTAATTCATTATCAACTCTTACATTAATAGCCCATTCGCCCCCATAATCAGCGTTTGTCGCAATTTTAAAATTTTGTCCAAAATAAGGAATATCTACAGGATTTAAAGTTTTACCTGGTAGTGATGTAGATGTAGCAAAAAATTGTAAGTTGTCTAGTTGAGGTACAGTTACCTGGAATTGATAACCTAGTCTTAATCCGGTACTTTTCATTTGGGCCATAAATTCATTTAAGCCATAAATTCCGTCTGCCATTGTATAATCTCCTATGTGTTTAATTAATTATATTTATAATATTTATAAGATTTATTGCTTAGTACAGTAAACAAATAAATTCAGATTCGGTAAAAATAAAAAAGCAGTAATATCTTTTAAAATATTACTGCTTGGGTTTGTTATTAAATAAAAGTGAATTAAATTTCTTGAATTATTTCATCGAAATTTGCATCAGTTCTAGTCGCAATAAAATCAACTAATATGAATTCCGCAGTTCTTACTGGTTTTAACAGTATAGCAACTTTAAGTTCATTGTGATCAATTACTTCAGGAGTGTTGTTTGATTCGTCACAAACAATTCTGTAATCATATAATCCACCAGCAGCTTTTGTTGCTTGGAACATTGGAGTTAGAACATCAATTAAACGACGTCTTGTAAATAAATTATTAGGTTCGTAAACGAAATAACGACAAGCCATATATGTTGCTCTTTCCAATCTTAGGAATAATCTTCTTACATTAACTCTATCAAACGCAGATGGTTTAGCTTGAGTTGTTTTCTGTCCTTCAACTATGAATCCATCAAGAGGATATTTAACAGCATAATTTACAGAATTTGTGTAAATTGTGTCCATATCTTTGTCTTTTGGATTAAATGATAAATCATAAACTCCATTAACAATACCTCTGTTAAGTCCAGCAGGAGCATCCCAGATATTTGCTGTTGTGTCATTATAAGCATAAATTCCAGCAACCTTGACAGTTTCAGGAATCCAAAATTGAACACCAGTAAATTCATCAACCATAGCAAACCAGTTACAATATAATGCTGCATAACTAGAGTTTATCCCAGTCACATAACGAATATCTTGCCCAATAGTATTACTAAAAGTTTTATCTGGAGCAGTTTTTCTGATTCTTTTTTCGTTACCAAGAAGAACCAAGTGTCTAGGTGTGTCCATAATTGTCATACAATCTTTTCTGGATTTAGAGCAGAATTGTTCTAACGCAGATGCTACTGAACGCCAAGTAGCTAAATCTGAAGCACTTGTTATAACTCTGTCATTTGCGTTATTGTCATTAACAGGATCAAATGTAGATACTTCATCTGTGAACTGTGCAATTGTAGACAATCCAGCATCGACAACAACATCAATTTGAACATCTAAAATATTATCAGCTTTTAAGAATGCTGTGTTAAGATTTGCAACAACTTCGGTTCCATCAATAGTCTTTAAAGCATCTGCAGGATCGAATCCCATTAAATCGTAATATTGATTTACATGACTTAAAATAGTTGTATTATCTTCTGGTATAACTGTCATAGCAGGATTTTGGTATAATTTAATATATTGTGAATTTGCATTAACAATATCTCCAATATATTCTGTTAATCCAGTTGATTTGTTTTTCTTACCTTTGATAACTGAACCAGCATGTGCTTCAACTATTGCAACAGATAATAAATCCTCACCATTTTGAGCATAAAAAGATTTACAGACAACCAATCCAAGAAACTGTGAATATTCTGGATTAACTTTATTTCCACCTTCCAAATAATCAATATTAGGGAAATGACGTTGAATAGATTCTGATATACTTGAATCTTTGAATTCTCCAGTTGGTGCTAAAGAAAAAGATTCTGTAGGGAATATATCACCACTTGAATCTTTTAGACCAAGAAAAACATCCATTGGTGAATTATCTGTATTGTTCGGAAGCATTCTTTGAACTGCTAATGCATCTTGTGGGTCAACAACCGCAACAAATAAACCTTCTTCTTGAACTTCTCCAGCAAGAGGTGCTTTAATTTCATTTATGATAACAAAATCACCAGGACTTGTTGTAGGCCATCCACCAACTTTCATAGCATCAACATCGGCTCTTACTATATCAGTAACAGAACCTAATGTCACAGCTTGATAAGATGTAAATCCATATTCAGTTCCACTCAATGCTTGAATTTCTGAAGGAGCACCTGCCATAGATGCAGAACCAGCAATATTCAATACTGTACTTTTGTAGTTGTCGCTTATTCTATTATCGTAAGGAAGTTTTATACATATAGGTGTTCCGTTATTCCTAATAACTTCTCTTGTAGCATAATAATGATATCTTTCTGCTTCGTTGGTAGGTGTACCGTATAGTGCAGCATAATCTGACATTGAACTTATTGCATTTCTTTCATATTCTTCACCTTTATCTGTGAATCCAGGTAATAGAAAATTTGTTCCAACCATCGCAGGTGCAATTTGACTTATGTCACGTTCTCTAACCTCCACACCAGGGTGATTTATTGTTCTTAATATAGACATTGTATTCTCCTATGTTTTATATTTTTATTATTTATATTTATTTATAATAATAAGTATAGCTTACAGACTTATTATTGTTTATAAATATATTCAACAACACAGGAAGAAGAATATGGCTTTACCCAATAGTGATTTTAATAAGATAAAAATTTATCCTAATGAGTATATAAATAATATCACAGTCAATAGACCAAACGGTCGGTTGTTAGAGAATGATTTATTTTTATATAATCTAATGATAAGTAATGTAACACCTGCTACATCAGATGATCCAGGAGAACTTGGAGAACGTAGAATTGACGAAAATTATGTGTATTTTTACACAGGTACAAAATGGGGCAGAATTGCTCTAGATTCTTCGTTTTAATAGTATAATAATTTAATATAAAAATGTAAAAGTAATTAAGGAGATAATTATGGTTTATAATCCAAAACTCGGGGCAATGTCAAGTCCATTCGGCGAAAATCCAAACGAAGGTTCAATCATCAAAGAGGATCCATTTGAACTTCCACCAGACGAAGGTATTCCATCTAATGTAATCAATGGTCCACAAGATATTGCAAACATGATGGATGAGGCTTACGGAGGGCTCACAGACGGCCACAACAAGGCACAGACGAAATTATCAGAGGAATTTGGTAAAAAATCTAAAAAGAAAGAGGTTGTAGAAGTCAAACCTGCTGTAAAAATAAAAGAAGAAACTAAAAAAGTCACTTCAGATTATGATTTTAATATTGACACAAAAAATGAGGTTTTAAAAAATCTTATAAGTTCAGGAATGAAAATTAAAAACGTTTTTGATGATGTCATCATTGCAGAAGTTAACGGCGAAGAAGTCTACATTTCACAAAAATAGGAATTAACTACAAATGCTATCAACTATAACTAAAGATAATAGGTTTTCATTTGTTGAAACACAGATAGAAAAAATGCAAAAAAGAGCGGATGAGTTTTGTCAATCAAGAAGTAATTTTCAGATTGAAAAGTTTATTGCGTGTGATGAATATACACCCATAACCCAATTTAGACATATTGCTCATAATAGTTATGTCGCGGCACAAGAAGCAAGAAGATCGTTAATTGAACGTGAACGTTTAACTAGAAAAATTACAAAATTAGAATTCTGTTTGAAACATAATGTAGATTTAGAAAATGCGCATTTACCATCTGACATTAATAAATCTGTGGTTGACCCACATTTTAATGATTACGATTTAGATATTTACGAAGCAAGTAGACAATTAGATAATATTGATATTCGCATCAAAGGTTTATTGAAAGAAATTAATTATATGGAAGCAATATGTGACACATTAGAAGAAAATGAAATTTCAGAAACTGGTACTGGATTTACTGCAGAGAAATATCAAGAACGTGAACCAGAATATTGGGATTTACGTTTAAAAAATCAAGCACATCGAAGTCAAATAGGAACAAATACTGGTGTAGGAGAAGGAAATTATATGAGTATTTTAAATGCATGTGCAGAACCGATTATTAAAAATTCAAAAAATACAATCGGTAAAATATCTTTAGACATAAATGAATTAGCAGTATCAGCATTATTGCCGCGTTCTGGTGTTAATGAAAAGTTTCTTGTGGATAAACCAACTAAACCTGAAGAATTAACTTCTGATAGTTAAGTTATTTTAAGAGCTGACTCTGTCCAGATCAAAAATTTCCATCCACGGCGTTGAGCAAATTCCTTTGCTGCTTTCCACTTTGCACAATTTCTCATCCAAGTTGTGCTTTCTGTGAGGAATGTTTTATCTGATTTTCTGCCACGTTTAGGAGGTTTTGTTTGACACCCTGGTTTGATTTCTATAATGTACGTTTCTAGTTGATCCCCTTTTTGTATTGTAAATACCAGGTCAAGGAAATAACGATGTATAGTGTTGTTTCTAGAAGGATCCTTGTACTTTACAACAACTGATTCACTGCCCCAAGTTTTAATTTTAGAATTGCGGTCAATATACATAAAGGCTTTCAGTCAAAGTTCCCATGAACTACGATATATAATCGGAAAAGACCCTTTATATTTTTCGCGGTTCACGGGAATAAATTTTCCAGTTTTAAATCCGTATCCTTTTTTCTTTTTAGTCATTTAAAATATCACTAAAGTTAATTTTACTTTCACCAAGTTTGACTGCTTTAATTTTATCAACACGTTTTATATACGCACACCATTTTACATCATTCCCTAGCAATTTTTCTCTTGAAGCTTGTATGAAATGAGGATCAGTATATTTTACGAACAATTTCTGTTTAAGAGCTTTTAAATTAAACTCTGCTAATTCTTCAAAATGTTTCTTCTTTTTTGCAACAGTAACTACCTCAAGAATACTTTCGGGTAATCCATCTTTAAGTAAAGAACTCTCCATTTCTCCTACGAATACTACATTTGCGGGGTCAGTAGAATATTCCCAGATTGTTCCACCGTTTTCAATATCAGGAGGTGCAATAAACCCTGTACCGAAAAGTTGTAATTTGTACAACACAATTTTGTTTTTCTTAGCCATGTAATTATCTCCTATAACAATTCTATTTATATTTATTTATAAAAAAATCTACCAGTAAAAATTAAGCTCTCATTTTTTTGAGAGCTTTTTTAATAATTCCAGATGCTCCTGCAGCAGTTACTCCTAGGTGAAATCCTACTTCTTTCAAAGATAGATTTTCAATATAACGAAGTGATACAGCATCTTTATCTCTAGGGTCGAGATTATTTAATTTTGCATATAAATCATTATATTTTTCTTTACTTTCCATAATATCGCTTGGAGTATCATAAGAAATTTCATTATTCATAACATTTTCAACAGTACGAGAATCGTCATCATTTACAGGTTTATCGATTGAAATTGCATAATTAATTTTATTTTTCATTACAGAGGAAACAACAGTTTCGGAATATCCAGTCAGGGAAGCAATTTCAGAAGAAGTTGCTTCCTTTCCTTTAGTTTCTAAAATCTTTGCAATAGCTCTATTAACGATAGTAGTTTTTCTTTGAAATGAACCCGGTTGTGAAACAATTGAACGATTTTTTCCTAATGCCATCTTAATGTATTTAAGAATCCAAGGCTGTGCATAAGTTAAAAATTTAACTCCTTTTTTAGGATTAAATTTTTCTGCAGCAACAATAAGTCCATAATTAGCTTCCTGAATTAAATCCTCGAGAGACATTCCATTACCTTTGTAGCGATGTGCCATTTTTGCAGCCCATTTAAGGTTTGCTTCAATAAGATTCTCAGAGTTTTTAAGTCCATCAATTTCTTTAAAATATGTATTCATATTCTCCTTATAAGTTTATTAATAAATCTGCCATCGAGAGACAAAATTCTTTTAATTTAATTTGTTCGTATGACGTTAATTCTTTCCCAGCCGAAATAACTCCGATAGTTTTCAACGTGAGTTGTTCAATATCGTCGTTATTTGTTGATTGATTATTGTTAAGCAGAAGCAAAGCAATCATCACATTCCTTATTTCTTTATGATTTATCTCCATAAATCGATATCCTAGTTGTTAGTGATATACGAAGCGATAGTTTCAGCAGTGTCTTTATTTCTAAGTGAAGAAATAAATTTGTCTGCTTTATCTCCAGCAGATTCACCATCGACAGTATCGAAAGAATATCCTTTAGTTTTTTTGTTTTTAAGAGTTATACGAACAGCTGCTGTCTTAGAGTCAACAGTTAGAGTTACTTTTGCAATTGGTGATGTTCTTTTCATTTTCAATTCTCCTTATTAAATTTTTGTTACAATATTAATATAATCCGTTTTGATGAGATGTCAACCCTTAATCTCATTTTTTATTCATTTTTTTTTATATCGCGTTATTTATCCAATTATGTTTAATCATTTCAACTAATTTTTTATCTGATTTTAGTTGTTTTTTTAATTCGCTCCAATTCAGTGCTTCTATATATTGAACCTCACCTGAATTGTCAAAAAACCAAAGTTCCGCTTTCATTGTTTGATTGTAGTGTCCAGTTTTTGGGCAAAGTCCTCCACAAAAAGTTCCTTCTTCGATGAGAGATATTCTCATATCGTCGTATAAACTACCATTACAAGGACAGTTGTTTTTAAACCAAACGTACATTCTATCTCCATCGATAATACCAATTTCCTTGAGGAACTTAAGTTTTGAAATAAATTTAAGTGCTCTCTTTTTCAAAGAGTTATCTTTACAAAACCAATCGTAAAATCCCCAACATCTGTCATGATTCAATAATTCAGGATTTTCCAAAATAGTGTTAATTGATAATTTCATTTTTAATACTCCTTTTTTGTATTTTATTTTTGTTACATAGATAATATATACCCTTAACATGCAGCTGTCAAACGAAAAAAGGGAAAAAATGCATAAAAAATGCATTTTTTCCCTAATATTATAGTAATTAACAACTTATTTTTAGTTTAAAGAAGTACCCCATTTTTTTTCTAGACTTTTTGTACCGTAATGCAACATTGTATCAAGTTCTAAAATCATCATTTGTTCAATTCTTACATACGTATTGCATCTTTTCACCAATGCTTTGTTTAATGCTAATCGTCTACCTGTTCTTAAATCAAAAGTATCGTAAGGATGTAATTTTGCAATTCCTACAAATTTTGCAATTCCGTCAGATTTTTCATTATATGATAAAAACTCATCTTTGAGTGTGCATTTAACTATTCTATCATTAAATTGTTCAAACTCTGCTGTTAATTCAAAATTTTCTTTTCCAGGTAATAGTATTAGTGTGTTTCCGCATTTCATGATTCTCTCCTTATGTTGTGTTTAAATGGATGAGACCTGAGATTACAGTCCTTGTATTCCTCCGTTCATTGCCGTACCGATTCTCTTGCGAAGAATGTTAACAATTTATCCACTATCTTCGTGATAGTCCAGGAACATCGCTGCCTTTGTTAAAGAGAGGCAATTCTCTTATCATAAATATCTACTCAATTTTCAATTTACCGTCTGCCTTGCGAGCAATTAAGGGGTTAAATCCACCGTGCAACTTCTAATTAAATCTATCTGCCTTGCGGGCTTCAAGATTCTGTATTCTCCAATATGTAGGAGTACAGATTTAAGCGATTTTCAATATTTACTGGAGCCGTCTTTGCGTTATATATAAATGATATCGGATTCGAACCAATAACACCTTGTTTAATAGACAAGTACTCTACCATTGAGTTAATCGTAAAACCACGTCGAAGTGCGACTCCAGAAGTTTCATATTCTTTTGAAATACAAAATGCCTCACTCCAAATATCTTTCACCTTGCGGGCTACTCAACAAAACAAAACGAAAATGTAATTGGCAAACCTATCCATCGCCGTAATGTTTTGATATAAAGCTTTTATTTGCAAAACTCAAACTTTACATCTACTCTTCAGAATCATCCTTGATCGTTTGGCATAAGATACGAGAAGGTTCGTTAAACCTTAAAAACTCATCAGTGTTACCCCTGAGTTTTATTCACATCTCCGACTTCAGGAAAAGATCCTTATTTTATTAAGAATCCTAATCCTAAGCTTGTATAGATGACTAAAGTAAATACTTTAGCGCAGACCTGTGTTGGACACTGCTTTTACGAATTTACATCCGCTTATCTTGATGACGCCATACCGCCATTTTTTAATTTTTCAAAGAACAAATTTATTTATGGTTTATAATACTGTTGTTCACAGTAGTTTAAACCAAAAACAAATTAAATATCATTTTTTTTTTAATAATTGGTGGGGCAGCAGGGACTCGAACCCCGAACAACCTCCTTATGAGGGAGATACTCTAACCAATTGAGTTACTACCCCTGGTACTCTGTCAAGGATTCAAACCTTGGACATTCTGTGTGTAAAACAGATACTCTAATCACTGAGTTAACAGAGCAAATAATTTGGTGGACAATACCGGTAACGCTCCGGTGTCTTCGCAGTGCAAATGCGATGTGTTACTATTATCACCAATCGCCCAAATAAAAGACGTTTCTTTTTATAGAGTTAAAACCTCTGAGAAGTCTAACAATCTCTTTTAATAATGGCTCCCCGTTTAGGAATCGAACCTAACATCGGATTTCTCACGTCAAGCGGTTAACAGCCGCCTCGCCCACCTTGAGCGCTACGAGGATCATAATTATATTTGGCGAACGTGACGAATTATGATATCGCAACCTCTTCCGTGACAGGGAAGTGCTCTTCCTTTGAGCTACACGTCCAATTAATTTTTATTATATATTTTTTTACGTCCTTTTTTCCAACCTTCATTAATCCAATTATATAATTCTTCTTTTTTAATTTTTTTATTCTTTTTTAAAGCTTCATTAAAAATCCAACACGTATTGTATTGAGAATTTCCTTTACCTGATTCTCGTTTACTTGCCGCACTACCTATTTTCTTTTTTGCTTCTTTAGTATGATGACAACCTAAAAATTCTTTACCTGTGAAGGGTTTTAATTTTCCTTCTTTGTGAAGTTTTTTCATACAAAGACTGTGTTTTTTCCCTAATTCAGGATTTTCTTTATGTACGGTTTTCAATTTTTTAGAAATTTTTTCCCCTATTTCTATCATATCCTTTTTATTATTATTTAGGTTTGTTGAATTAATATAATCCCAGCCACCTTCCCCACCTTCTTTCAAATTATATGTATCTTTACTTTTTACAAATTCCTCATTAACAAGCTTAGCTTCCATATTAAACATATCTTCTGAATTATTAAAAACTTCAATAATCTCTCTTTTAAAGTTTTCAATTCCATATTTTTCTTGAGCTCTCTTTAAATATTTTCCCGAGCCCATATACTTGTCATTTATATCTTCGGTTTTATGACAACCAACATAAATCTTTCCATTTACTTTATTAACAATTTTATAAACAAAATAAAACATAATTTTCAATCTCCTGTTTTATATATTTATAATATTTTATTCGTTACTCTTATTAGTTCATTGATTAGTACTATTTATATGGGAATCGAACCCATCTCAAAAGATCGACAATCTTCTATTCTAGCCGATGAACTAATGCTCCTAAATATTGGTATCCCATCCCGGAATCGAACCGAGGACTACTGATAGAAAGTCAGTCGTG